CTCTCTTTCTGAATGTCCTGAGTAAACAGTAATAGATTTATCAAACTCAATAGAATCTACTTTTGCATTATACTTACCAGCAAACCAAGGGGATTTTTCGATTTTAGTTTTAAATCCTTTAAAGAAAACATTTTTTGCTTGTTGTGCGTTAATAGCAACGTTAATTAAATCTATTGCATCTCCACTTGGTTTTCCGAAATATCTTGCAGGGTCTTTGAGACATAATAACTTATATACAATATAAGCACAAGCAACAGTAGAGGTGAAATCTTTACCAGAGCCTTTGCCCAACTGTAAGATGATTTCGTTTTTCGTGTATTTTTCATAATATCTTGCTCCTTCTTGTTCTCCCATTAATCTTTGTAAATCTTCTTTTTTATATACCTGGCTCATAGCCTCAACAATGTCATACTGTATTTCTGACAAGCCAGGCTGACCTAAATAGTCTGCTGATTCAACAAATGTTTTTGTATCTACAGGATTTTCTTCAAAAGGATTATCCTGTAATGCTTCAAGAAAATCATTGAACATCGTGGACAATAGTTATTACCTCATTTTCCTTGGCAATATCAGATAATCTTTTCATAATTTTATCTCTTACTTCTGGATGCTCACTTGCAATATCTTTTAGTATTTCCATTAAAACTTCTTGACGTTTTTCTATTTCTACCATTTCTTCAGCAAGTTCTTTATTTTCTAATAATCCAGCCTTTTGTAACATTTCAATTCTAGCCTTTTCAATATCAACAACTAATTTAATTCCTTGAGTTTTTGCACTAAGATTATTGTTTAATGTTGCTTCGTCAATTACCTCATATGCTTTAGAAATTAACTTTCCATAATGTGCATCCATTGATGCCAATGCTTCTTTTGCTCTAGCACGAATTGCATCATTAGCAGAAGCCATGACTTTCCATTCATTTATTAATGCAACAACACGAGTCCTTGGAATTGATAAATCTTTAGAGATTTTAGTTGCATCATTACCTTTTAAATAATGCTCAACAACTTTATTGACTTCATCTAAATGTTCTACAATATCTGTTTCAGTTGTCATTTTTTTCTTTTGCTACCTTTAATAAAATTAAATATCCAATTAAATCATCAATATCGTTATCTCCAACATGTTCAGTTCCTTTCATTAGACGACTTAACTTGTCATCTATCCTTACGTGTAACTGCTCTATTGGATTAGCCTTACTAAAAATTCTTACTGGATCTAATGCGGAATCTCCATATGAAATATTTTTTTCAATTAACATTTGTGCAATCCCCATACAGTTCATTAATATTGCATTGCCAGATGGAGCAGATAATGAATGCATATATAAATCATCATACTCAAAGCGATTCATATCTTTATATACTGGAACTGGTCTCATCTTTTTGACTTCCTTAATCCAAATTTTGCCAGGTATACGTAAATAGTTTCAACACTAGTTCCACACTCCTTAGCAATATCTTGTGGAGACTTTTTATCCATAACAAACCTTTTACGGAGCCAAGCCTCGCTTGTATATAGTTTACCAGCCATCATTTATTTTGTCAACTTTCCCCAGTTATCTAGTGCCCAATGACCTATTGCTACAGCGTCTGCAACATCATTATCTGATATCTCTCTGTCATAATTAATATTAACAAACCTTATAGTTTTTTCTTTACGTAGACTACGTTCATAATTTTTTAGCCAAGAATCGGATTTATCTGGATGTTGAGCCTTTAACGCTATACGATCTTCTTTTGTTGGCTTTTTATTTCCAATATATGATTGCCACGTTATGGGTGACACGGATCCTATTTCAGATACCCCGCTTTCCCATAATGCTGAAAGAATTGCTCCTTGAACTAGCGCTAAGTCTGCAGCAGTTTTTGGACTATTAATAAATATTGTATGCTCAATGACTACACCATCAATACTATACATGTTAAATAATGCTCGTGTTTTTGCATAAGCATCACCTACTTTTTGATATATTGTATTTCCATCAAATTTAATTTTTCCATTAACCATTAATTTTTTATCTGTAAAAATAGCAAAAGCCAAACTATTGGTGCTAGCGTCTATTGAACAAATAGTTTTTGGCGATAATCCTTTTAATATTTTTACAATCACTTAGACATTCCTTTAATTTTTTTTAAAACTTTGTTTACTTCTTTTGGATTGATTGAGCAATCATAACAAATTTGATCATCGTTATAAATTGATAAAGTTGTACCACAACCTGCTGCACATTTTCTATTTTTGCTTTTTCTTTTTTTGCGCTTTGCCATTTCATATCTAAGAACAATTTTTTCTTTAGTTGCCTCAGATCTGCAATGAGCGCTACAATATATTTGATAAGAAACATTAGGTTTAAATCTATTGTCACACCAACTACATGGTTTCACTCAATTCCTCCAGAGACGGTATCTTTATGGTACCCACCTCGGCATTACTGCATGCTTTTTGAATTGGACAGTTTTTACAAATCTTTGAATTTGATCTGTAATTTTTTTGTGGAATAGTTTTATCTTTCCACGCCTGCTTTACTGTACGCATCCATTCAAATGCATCTTCTACCCATTTTCTATAAACATCATTTACTTCAACTGGAATGATTAATAATTCATGATTATTCTTATTTTCATAAATTAAAACTGCCTTCTTTTTTCCTAAAACTTTCATATATATTAATAGTTGAATTAAATGCGCTTTCTTTGCCTTACCAGTATTTTTTCTATATTCAAAACCATCGTGAGGAACTGTTTTAATTTCTCCAAGGATATCTTCTCCATTCCATTTAATCATTACGTCTCCGTACCCATATATCGATGGGTCTTGATTCATAATTTTAAATTCAGTTGTGGGTTGATTATTTTCATCTTTAAAGATATGAACAGTGCCAGAATTCATCATTGCCTCTTGAATTCTTGAATGAGAGTGACTTCCGTTTGTTCTATTAGCAACACCTTTTGAATCTGAATTGTCTTCAAACTCAACACCATTAAAAGCCAAATACCAATATCTTGGACATTCTCCATGATTATATGCAATAGTAGATGGAGCAAATGTTTTTTTCTGAGTATGTTTTGGTAAATTATTTACAGTATACCCAGATTCTATTTTTTCAATTAAATCTCGTGCATTTAAAAATGGCTCTTGCTTTGCCAATTCTGGCTTTTTTATCATAACTTGTTTTAATAAATTGCTTGTCATTATATTCCTTTGTTTGTATAAGTATAGCAGAAATCAGCGAGTTATATACTTAAGAGCAGAAACCAAATTATTTACTGATTCTGCTGCTGTATAGTAAATATTTTTCTTGGCTCTATTTTCTTTATCAACATTGGCCATCCAAGTTGCCTTTAATGCCATTTTAGCAGCAATTGCTTGCAGCCTAACAATTTCAACTGTTGCTATTGTAATTGGAATATCAGGTTTGATTATTAACTTAGCAATCATTTCTAAAGAAGTTGTTAATTCTTTATCGTCCATATACTCAGCAATTTCTACTAAGCCATTTACGGACTCCAAGGTAGTTTTTTCTGGTTCCATTATTCCTTACTTTCTAAAATTCTTAATTCTTCAAAAAATTCTTTTCTATATTTTTGCATTCTTGGCATATTATTATGATAGTCAATAATTTTTTGTCTTTCTTCTTGATCCATTTGTTTTTCAACATAAGGCTGATGATCATCTTTATTTGAAAAATGAAATACAATAACCTCACAACGATCTTCTGATTTTAATTTAATAGGATCTCTCCAATGAATTCTTTCTCCTGCTTCAAAAACTAAAACTTCGCTATCCTTTAAAATAAATTTTTGACCTTCTACTACAATTGCCCAATCAATATTAGATTTCATTTGATAGTCAATGCTAATTTTAGTATAATAATTTTCTGTATCTAAATGCGGAGGCAACATTGGAGAGTTTCCTTTGCCATACTTGCCATAATAATCTAAATATTGATAATGACTTAAAATTAAATCTGGATCATTATAATATTGTTTTGCTAAATCGGTTAATTTTTTTTCAATATCTTTTGGCATATCAAATTCTATTTGCATTCTAGACATTGATTCAATTATCATTGGAGCATATCTACTAGAGTTTGGCTCTAGTTGTCTATTTGTTTCAACTAAATTACGCAAAACTTTTTCTTCATTATCTGTAAAAAAGTTTGGCAATACTGCTGTTATTGTTTCCATATTTATATTATACCCTACCTATC